TCATTCATTGCCGAGCGTTCAATCTTTGCAAACCCTTCTTCAACTGCACCCCTTTGTTCTGAGCCGACTAGTTCTTCTATATCAAAGTCATCTATTGTTAGTCTAAAGAATGGTGAGTTAGGTGGAAGAAGAGTCAACAAAAGTTTACTTGCTAAGTGGTTGACACCTCTTGCTCCTATACTTTGGAATGGGGTTTGAAAAGTGGTGGCCCAGTTTGATCCCTGATCTCTTAGTAGGGTAGGTATCGTTAGTTTAGCACACTCTCTAGCCCTATTAAGATAGGATTCTCTGTGAGAAAACCCCTGCTCGTACAGACTTTTAAGCTGGCCTCCCTCATTAGTATCTTGAGTGTTATTCATACACTAGCACCTGATCTACTAATTTTTCTCAACCTTCTTTTACCTCCTGCACCTGCTGCCTTCTTTTTAATCGAAGACATTGTTGCAGATTTCATACCGCCTTGTCCACCTTGCCCCATAGTAGAGTGCACTTGCTTTCCACTTGAACCTACAGTAGCAGTAGACCCCGGATCGTCCTTTGATGGCCTTTCACCCTTCCACGCCTGACCTGCATCCATAATACTTGTCCAATTCGTTTTTGCAGCATCCATAATACCTGTCCAAACATCTTTACCGGCAGTAGCGGCTGTATGGAGACCTGTTCTACCAGCAGTTGTTGCTTTGTGGAGACCAGTTTTACCCGCAGTTGTCATTCCTGCTAAGTTATTTTTAGCTGTGGAGGTTGCAGTAGAAAGATTCTTCTTACCTTGACTTGCCGCATCACCTAGACCCTCCTTACCTTTCTTTAATAAGTCTCCCGCAGTACCACCAATTTTAATCTGTGGTATTTTAGGTAGAGTTTTCTTAATGAGAGTACTGGATGTCATTAAATCTTTTTTAAGATTAGTAGTAGTCGTCATCAGCTTATCTTTAGCAGCACTAGTGGTTGTCATCAGCTTATCTTTAGCACCAGTAGTGGTTGTCATCAGCTTATCTTTAGCACCAGTAGTGGTTGTCATCAGCTTGTCTTTAGCACCAGTAGTGGTTGTCATCAGCTTGTCTTTAGCACCAGTAGTAGCTGTCATCAGCTTATCTTTAGCACCAGTAGTAGCTGTCATCATCTTGTCTTTAAACTCAGTACTTGTGGGTATTTTAGTTGGTACTTTTATTTCTGGTATTTTTATCTTGACAACAGGTGGCTTGATAATAGGTGTCTTAATAACTGGTGGCTTGATAACTGGTGGCTTGACAACAGGTACTTTTATCTTGACAACAGGTACTTTTATTTTAGGTACAATAACTGGTGGCTTGACAACAGGTACTTTAATTTTAGGTTTTACTGTGTCAACCTTCTTTACAACTTTCTTTTTTACTGTGTCAACCTTCTTTACAACTTTCTTCACAATTTTGGAGGCTGTTCCACCTCCTCCACCACCGGCTGCACAGAGAGAAAGCTCTCCTTCGTAGTCAAAGGACTTAGAATCTGTTTCTACTAATTGACCATCTAGCCACTCATAATTTATCTCTGTATATATTTTCATTTTATTCTAGGGGAAAATAGAATTGGTAACGAGTAATAACATTAGTCCATTCTTTTGTTGTCTTTGCCAGCTCTGCAAAGTAATCTAAATCACTATAACAATACATCCCTACACAATTATTATCTTGTGCAAACTTTGAAATAGATTTGTAGGCTTCAAAATAACGTTGTGATAGAGTTTCTTTATCTACATCTTTAGTACGGGTTGAAGAGAAAATAACTAGAGTTTGTCTTTCTGTAAACTCACACACCTGTAAATGTGTTAGTACAACATAGTCTTCTTCTCCTTCAACCCAAAGGTGCATACTTTGAGTAAAAGGATTCATCAATCTATCATAGATACCTTTTAAATACTCTTCTGAACCACCTTCTGTAAGGATACTCCCACCTTCAGTAGCTTCAAAAGCTGTTATAAGATGTTCCTTATATGTTTCCCAGTTTTCTTCTACCTTTTTTGGTGGTAATAATTTTAACACTAGTCCCCTCAGTCCGTTAGTTTTTTCTTCCTACTTATTTTTCTTAGTTAATTGTTTTGAAGCACCTTTAACACTCTTTTTATCTTTCTGTTTAAGGTTTGCTTTCTTTCCCTTACCAGAACTTGTCTGTGTCTGTCCACTAGATGAGTAGTTTGCTTCGGCTGAATCAGAACCTTGAGCACCATCACCATCACCTTGAGGCATCAAAGATCGGGTGTTCCTCTCTGCAAAATCTCCAACTTCTGCTACTCCAGCTTCAAATTCACCCATAAGATGACCAGTGTTTTGACCAGCAGTATGTTGACCTGCTCTAGTTTGCTCATCTATCTTATCTCTTTTGTAGTTTCTTGCATTATCATCCATAGCATACTTCTGCTTCTGTACATTGTCTAATGCATCTTTAGTTGATCCACCCATATTTAAATTTCATTTAAGAATAGTCTCCAATCCCCACCTTCTGTACCGGAATGGTGACTTAGTTTTTTAGATAGTAAAGAGAAATAAGGAGACTCAGGTTCACATGGTAAGACAAATTCATGTACACCTTCATTAGCTAGAAGGGCATCCATTGCTTGAAATACTGAATACGAATCTCTTCCTCTTACTTTTTTAGTATGCATCCACCAGTAAACTGTTGGACTAAATAAACAGAATGCACCAACAATATCATTGTACTTCTTGACCACATGGGTAGGCATGAGTGGGTGTCTGTTACCATCCTTCTCTGCTTCCTTATAAACTTGTAGTCTTTCTTCTTCTGATTCTATTGGTCTTATGTGTAAGTGTGTAAGTGTTCCCATAGTGTGTGTATGTGTGTGTTAAAGTTATCCTCCTAATCCTCCACCCTTATAATTTGAATGGGACTTTCCTTTAGCCTTTCCCTTCTTTTTCTTCTGGTACTTAGCCTTTGATACCTCAGACTTAGGAGCATCCAACATTTCCATCTCTGCTTCTGCTATATCTGGAGTGTCCATCTGTGCAGGAGGTGGTGGTGGCGGGGGCATATTAATTCTTGGAGCCGCTGATTTACCTCCCAGTAGTCCACCCATTATCCTCCTCATATAATTGTGTAAGTCTTACGACTACAGCCTGTTGTCCTTGAAGGAATGAAACCTCTGTCATATCACACCCTCTAGGTGGTAGTCTATCAGGAAACATCTCTTCTAAATATTGTAATAACTCTTTTGATACCAAGTTGTTATAGTCCATAAATGTCCACTTTTGTATTATAGTTCACAAGCACCTGCAACACAAGCTAACTCCTGTGAACCAGAGGTACTGTCAAGTGTCTCATATTTAAGAAGATTCTCCCAATCAATAGTAGGTAGACTCTTGCTTAGTGTGTCGAATTCTTTCTTAGTACACTCTGTGTATGGTGCTTGTTTATAAATGTAATCAGAGTAAGGTAAAAAGGAAACACCTGATATGTCATCAAAGTTATCATAGACATAGGAGCCAACACTAAGCCACTCCTCTTCCTTAACAGAGATAGTCTGACTAACTTTATGTTCGGCCCAGAACTTAGAATAAATACCATGAAGCTCTAGCTGAGCGATAGCGGAGAGATCTTTTCTTGTTAGAGAATACTTAGGGGATCTCATGGGGAAAGAAAAGACCATGACATTACTGGGATTAGTTATGTCAGGTTCATAAGGTACCCCACTATCAATCAGTAGTGTGCACAAGGGATCTTTTACATCAGTTCTAACTGTCCTAATGTAGTAAGGACTGTGCCGTGTGTGGATTCCAGAGGCAGAGTCAACGAGTTGACTGACTGTTCCAGAAGGTTTAACGCAAGTTATACTAGCAGACTTACTTACACCAAGTTCACCAGCTAGTTCTTCGTTAGTCTTTATTGCTTTTTCTCTTAGCTTAGTGAGTAGGTTAGGTAGGTTCTCCCCACTTGATCCGTTAGTAAGTGGACAATCCATTATACCTGTGAGTGAGACACCAAGTAGTCTCTCCTCTTCACAATTTGTTTTCCACTTGCTAGTTAAGTATCTAAAGCTAGTGAGTGTGGACTGCCATGTACCTAGTATTGTTGCTAATTCCACCTTCCTTGATAGTGAAGCTGGAGTGTCATCACTCCTTACTACTGCTTCAGTCAGGTTACAGAACTCTCGTGGTCTCAGGATTATCTCTGAACATGGGTTAGTTCCAAAGTCATCTCTCTCTTCTCTCCTGTCTCCTTTGAGTGGGTTATTAATATCTACATTCAAGGTATTAACATGCTTCTTAGCATTAGCACTACTGAATATACCACGCTCACCAGACTTAGAGTTATACAAGGCTTGCCATTCCTTAAGGAAGGTACCTACATCTGGGTTAGTGTGGTAATTAGCTGAGTTGTTTGCTAGTGCACGTTGGGATTGTCTACCCCACCACTCTCCTGATTTACAGGTACGCATCTGTTCATCACCTACATCACTTAAGGATAACAGAGCACTCCTTCGTACACCACCTACCACTACCACCTCTGCTGTCTTACATACTAAGTCATGACATTGTAATGGGGTTAGCTTAGTTGATGTTGCATCTTTAAATGTACGTACCGCAAATCTAAATAGATCTTCCAAAGGTTCAGGGCCACTAGCTCTACCACCAAAAGTTTTCAGAGGTGAGCCAGCTTCCCTAACTCCACTCATGTCCCACTTAGGTATCAAACCAGAGTAGAGTAGAGAGATTAGTTCTCGGAATGCTTTAGCCCATCCCAACTTAGAATCTCTAACAACTATAACTGTGTCAGTCTCATGTAGTGTCTCAGGTACAAACGGAAGTAGACTAGTGTACTTGTACTCAACTGAGAACCCAACACCAGTACCATTCATGAGTATATATAGTACCTCATCAAATGATCTTGGAGAGTCAATGGGTAAGTAAGCACAGTTGTAACCTGCTACATTCTCTTTATCTAATGCCTCACCTGCGGTCATTAAGCACCTCATTGACGGCATAATTTGCAGGGAATAGACTGCACTCCTTAGTATACTCTCTACCTTCTTGTCTACTGTGTAACCACAGTTCTCTTTGAGGTGTCCTCTAAAGAACTTGAAGTACCTGTCTACTGTTTCTTCCCATGTCTCTCTTCTCTTCTTATCATAGTCCCAACGTGAGTATCTTGAGAGGTGGATGTACTGTTGGTACTGTGTTGGTAATGTAGTGCTCATTCTTTTTCTACCTCTCGTTCAATAAGTTTTTCTAAATATGTTCTAGCCTTTAGTAAGTCATTCACTCCACCCTTATGTGGATAACGAGTAACATACTTAATTATGTTTCCCTCTAGGAAGTCTAACTCGTTAGCAGTTATGTATTCAAGTGGTGTGATTCCTAACCCTACGTAATGTTTAGGATTAGTTACTTCCTCATTCTCATGTAACCATCGTATGTTATCTTGATCGTCACCAATACTCACATACGATTGTGATTGTGCGTCCCATTGTTGACATGGTTTAGAAGATTTATTAAGTGGATGTTCTAAACTCTCGTCAACATACTCTTTCCATTGGGTCTTCTGTTTCTGAGATCTCTTTCTTTCTATCTCATCTAGGTCGTAGTTACTCATGCTGTATCCTCTACTGGTGGTTCCCAAAGTGAAGGGTACTTATCTATCCCATTGAACTGATCCTTCTGTAGTATGTATGCCATTCGTGTTTGGAGTATGGCAAACTCCTCATCGAAACCTTTCTCTTTGTAGGTCTTTAGTACTGCACCCCAACGACTATCCTCGTTCTTGTCTGCCTCTTCAAGTATTTTGTTTGCGGTAACAGCACCAACACCAAGGCATCCGGGGTACCCATCTACTTGGTCACCTGATAGTGCCTGTCTATAGAAGTTCTTCTCTGCACTCTCCTCTGATAACTTGAAGATAGATTGAGTTTCAAAGTCCCAATGGTAACCGGGAATAGTGAGTAGGTCTTTGTCTGCTGATACTATACAGGTGTACTCTGGATCTTTAGTACATTCAATACCTAAGTAGTCGTCTGCCTCTAACCACTTAGACTGTAACGTAACGTATGCATTTCTTAAATACTTACGTGCTGGTTTGTAGCACACAGGTTTTCTTGTACCTACTCTCTTAGCTTTATAGGATGAATTAAGTTTCTTTCTGAAGTTATCATGTGAACTGAGAAACATTACTACATCATCTGCACCAGACTTCTCCTTAAGTTTATTAACCTCTGAATCAATGAGACCTATAACAACTTTGAAGTCACAATGTAAAGTCCATATGTCGTCACCCCAATCCACTTCCTTCTCACATACACAACAGTTTTTATAAACTAGTATGTCTCCATCAATTAGTAATTTCATTTATCCCCTTTAGTATCAGTGAGTCTCAGCCCAATTAGAACCGAATGTATACTCACCTGTTAGTGGTACCCTCAAGTTAAGAAGGTTACCTGAGTTAGTGATTGCCTCTACCGCAATCTTTCCTACTGTATCTTCAAGTCCTTCACGAACAAGTACTTGTATCTCATCATGAATGAAAGCAACTTGTTGGTAGTCCTTGTCCTCTATGTATCCTCTTTCCTTCATCAACCTATGGAACTCAACCACCCACTTCTTACATACAATAGCACCTGCTGATTGACATAAAGAATTGAGTGAAGAGTGTGTTGATCTTACTGGAACTTTCCTTCCATCAATACCGAATAAGTATCCCTTCTCTGCCTTCCTGAATACCTCTTCTCTTAGTTTCTTAAATGCTGGTACCTTTGCAAAGAATCTGTTCTTTAGTTTCCTACCTTCTCCTTTATCCTTGCCCACAATCTGACCCAACTTTGCTTCCCCGGCACCATACAGAAGGCCATAAATAAAAGTCTTAGCTTGATCCCTACTAGGAAGGTCAGCAGCTTTTCGATTAGCTTCGTGTATATCACCACTAACCACAGTCTTAGCATAACGACCGCCATCAAAGGAAGCAAGATAGTGAGACACAACCCTAATCTCAAGAGAACTGATGTCACATCCAAGTAGACTAAAGCCTTGTGGTGCATAGAATAATTTTCTACACTCTGTTCCATATGGTGTCTTGACACTAGGTACCTGACCGATGTTAGGGTGGGAATGAGAACATCTACTAGAGATTGAACCCATTGTATTAACTGATCCGTGGATCTTGCCATCCTTCTCGTGATATAACCAAGCATGTTTTCCCTCTGATAATTGTGCTATTAATTTGTTCACAACAAATGCTTCTGCCATTAGCTTTGCTTCTGGATAAGGTAGCTTAGATAGTATCTGTTCATCTACCTTCGGCTCATTAGTTGGAGTAAACTCTTTAGGCTTCCATCCTCTCAACTCTGTTAATCTTTTAGCTATGTGCTTACGAGAATTAGGATTGAAGTCAACAATCTTAACCTTGTTATAGGTATCATTCTTTCGTGAACCTTCATCAACTATCCATGAACCAAAGACTTTCTTTAACTCAGTTTGTAGTCTATCTCTTTTCTCTGCAAGTTTTGCATATAGTTTAGATGCACCTTCAACATCAAAGGGAAAGCCGTTCTTAGTTTGTTGTAAGCAGATGGTGTGTATGTCATGCTCTAGTTGTATAGAATCCTCTGGAAATTTTGCATCAAGTAACTTACAGTACAGCTTGTAGTTAAGTTCAACATCATTCTCACAGTACTCTACCATCTCCTCACTTAACTCCTCAAAGTTTGTGAAGTCTCCCTTATTAAAGTCTAACCTCTGACCCCATGATTTAAGAGAGTGTCTACCATACTGGTCTTTATCAATAGCTTGGTTGTTGAAGTCTCTCTTTGCTCTGTCTGGATAGATTAACCTAGACCATACTAGTGTATCACGGATCTTTTGTGTAGGTTCCGGTTCCCATTTGTAATGTGGAAACGCTTTCAGAACTGGAAGGTCAAAGGATATAATGTTGTGTCCTATAATAGTGTCAAAATTTTTTAGGTAAAATAATCCGTCTACTATTTCTTCACCTGTAAAGGAAAACATTCTGTCTTCTTCAATGTGATAAACAACTAAGCAATGTATCCTAGTTAAATCTTCTAACAGCCCATCAGTTTCTATATCAAATATACATGTCTTCATCTTCCCCCTCTCTTAAGTCTTGCACCATTGCAATCATTGAATCTAAACATAGCTGACAAAACGTAACTGGAATGAGACCGAACATACCAGTAACTCCATCACCTACAAACTGTGAGTCCTGCCCACATATTGTACAGGTATCGGTGTGTAATGTTTCAAACATTTCCATTAGAACACCGAGCTATCACCTGACCAGCCCTCACTTTCTTCTTCCTCATCAAAAGGTATCTCATCTTGAGGTACCTCAGTTAGTCTACCTGTTTTGTGGTCATAGTCTAACTCACATGCTATACCTGTCTCACCTGTCCATCTATTTTTTAGTATCCTAACTGTAGTACGATCAGGGTTGTCACCTTGTTGATCTCTTTCACAACCAATAACAATATCAGACAGTTGACCTATAGAAGCTGAACCTCTTAACTGTGCCATACTAGTCTGTGCTCCATCCTCGTGACCTTTGTTACCTTGTGGTCTCTTCAGGTGTGACACAAGTATCAACCCACAGTTCACCTCTTCTACTAATCCACGTAGCTTAGTCATCAGGTTATCAATAGTTCTCCTCTCGTCACCCTCTTCTATACCAGATACTACAATAGACAAGTGATCCAATACAATGAAGCTACAACCACATGCAGTCACCATGTACCTAATTTTAGATAGAAGGTTGTCACTACCAAGTGAACCCCAATGGTCATACATAAATATGTTACCAGTATCTAAGGTGTTATCAAAGGCATCTTTAAATTCCTCATCAGTAACCTCAACTGTACCCAGATGTAGTGGTTTGTTAAGGTGTAACCCCATGAATCCTAGTCCAGTTCTTTTATTCGATTCCTCTAGTGCAATGTAGCCTATTGTTTCTTCTTGGTTTAGTATGTGGTTAGCTACCTCTCTACATACCTGTGACTTTCCTATACCTGCACCTGCTGTGATCGTAACTATCTCCCCTCTCCTCATACCAAGAGTCTTCTTATTTATACCCTCATATGGATACTCACAAGATGACATGGAATCTTCTGCACTTACTATGTTCCACAGATCTTTACCATTCACAATACCATCTGGTCTATACACTCTAGCTTGCCAGATACAATCAATCAACTCTCTTACTCTACCTTTAACTAGCATCTCATTAGCATCCTTCAATGGAAGCTTAGCTATCTTAGCCTTGCCCGGTCGTAGAACTTGAGCACATTCTCTTGATGCTTTAATACCGGGGTCATCGTTATCAAAACAAAAGATAACCTCTTCATACCCATCAAGTAATTCTATGCTCTTACGTACCGCTTTTGCGGCTCCTGCTGACCCATTTGGTACAGAGTATACAGGCCACTTGTTACCTTGTGACTGTGATACAGACAATGCATCTATCTCACCCTCACAAACGATAGCCTTCTTACCTTTACCTGACCATAGGTGTTGACCATATAATCCTGCTTCCTTTATGTCTCCTCTTGTATGGAAGTCTTTGTTACGAAACCTAATCTTCTGTGCTATCCTCTGTCCACTTGAGTCTTTATAGTTTGCTATCTGTACTGGTTGACCTGCAACCTCACCTATACAATAGTCCCACTTCCTACATGTGTCCAAAGTAATACCACGTGCACTCAAGTTTGTTACTTCACCCTCAACAAAATCCATATGTTTATCCCCTCTATTTATTAATACTCTTTGTTCGCCACCTGCTTTTTCTCTGTAGTTACAGCCAAAACAGTAGGCATGTCCGTCATCATAACGTGCTAAGTTATCTCGTGACCCACACTCAGGGCATGGCTCATGCTGTATGAACTCACTCTCTTCGTGTGTGTCTAAGTTGTCCATGTCTTCTTACCATCTTTACTTTCCAATATTACTTTACCAACATAAGAGTATCCCACACTATTTAAAAATGTGTGAAAGTTTTCTAAGACATCTTGTAATGAGTCAGCCTCAAAGGACATCTTAGTTCTCTTAGTTGTTATCTTCCTCCAATCATCTAGTGCTTCATATGAAAAATCAAAGCATTCTTTTATCTCATCTGGATCTGGTTGTTTATCTTTCAACTTCATGTTCCCCTTTATTAATTAGTAACCCAAACTGATCCCACTTTATATTTAAGTAGACCAACGTTATCTTCATTTATACCCCACCATTCTTTCACATCAAACGAGGGGCATGTTGTATCACTCAGGTCTCTATGACCCACCACTTCTGCATCTGGATACATGTGCTTCAAAGCTTTTACTATAATAAATAAAGAATGTAGCTGTTCTTTGTTGTAAACTGGTGCAACTATTCCTCTTGTGTTCAGCCCTCCAGCTAGACATAGACTAACAGAGTCAGCGTCATGTTCTTTAGTGTGTGCACCTATGTCATTCAGGTTTCTACCCACTTCAATCTGACCACCTCGCTTAATAAAGAAATGATACCCTACTCTTAGTAGTCCTCTCTTACGATGCCACTCATCAACTGTTCTTATATTTATATTTGAGTTTGGCTTTGTGTGTGAGGAGTGGATCACTATGTAGTTAGTTTCTTTTCTTCTTGACATCCTTAGTCCATTCATGAGGTACAATTTTTTCTGAGCATAAGAAGTTATGTTTCTTACACCAGTTTGCACATGTTAATCTTGAACCTTGAACACGACTGTTCATATTTGAGAATACGAATCGTATGTCTAGTTCAGGGTGTTGTTCTTTGATTGACCTGTGCATCCTTTGTTCTTTATATCTGAAGTATCCTTTTGCTTCAATTATAATTCCATTGGGTAACACAAAGTCAGGTTTATATTTATGTTCAATGAAGTAAGCAACGGACATAAGCTCATACTCGTACTCACAGTTACGACCTGTTAAGTTGTCTGCTATCCGTTGCTCTAGTCCAGATCTAAAAGTCACCAGACTGTTCCTCTTCTTCTGCTTCAAAGGCTTCACCCTCTTCTACTTTGACAGTAGGTTGTACCTCTTGTACTACTTCATACTCCTCTTCAACATTGAATACATCATCAGCGTTTCCACTTGGAACATACTCAACCAGCTTCAGAACTTGAACCATACGTAGCCTGAGTTGTAGCCCAAGTGAGCTACCATGTTCATATGGTGCTATCTCATAAGCTACTCTACCGATACTACCATTACCAACTT